GTCCAGCGATCAGATCACCGAGACACATGAAACGACTGTTCACGAGCGTGTCGCCCCAGGCCGTCACGTTTCCAATGCCCATGTAGTTGAAGGTATCCGTACCGGTCATCTGGAATACCGAGAGCGTACCGCCCGCAGGATTCGATGCATCAATCAAACTCTGCGGAGTCGTCCCGGTGCAGAGGAACAGCTTGCCGTCGTGGCGGAAACCCCCCGAAGGAGAGTTCATCGCCTTCGTAGGATCGCTTCCAATAGACTGGTCAGCGATGCCGAAAGCGACCTCACTCCCGTTCGTGCCCTCGACGATCATTGTTGCAACACCCGTCGCCTCTCCGACTCGACGAGCTACGATCAAAGACCCAGGAATCTGGGCCGGCGATGCGTTGCTTCTGAAGTTGAATGGATCGTCATTGATCCCGACCCGCGCCGTACCTGAGAGTCCCGAGCCAGTCCAGGTGTTGAAGCTCATGTACGAGAAGAGTGCATGGAGGGAAGTCCCGGTTGCGCCGTTCGTTCCCGTGAGGGCCATGCTGTCCGATCCAGGACCAGCCTCGACGAACGCTCGGATGAGGGCTCCGATTGCCGTCTGTGCAGTGATTCGGATCGCACTTCCCTGTCCGCCCGACAAACTGCTTCCGATGATCTGAAGACCATTCGTGGTTCGGAAGACCATGTCGGTTCCAGAACCATTCGTCTCGATGGCGAGATCGAGTATGTGGTAGAACGTCAGCGTCTTGGTCCCGGTCGTGATTGAGGAGGAGACCGAGAGACTTCCATCATTCGTGATCGAGGAGATCAGTGTCCCCTCGGTAACGCCAGACCCTCTCACGCCCATGCCGACAGTGAGGGCAGCAAAGCCGTGCGTAGCGTGCGTGACTGCCGTCGTGCCATTGCAGATACAGTTCGTTACGTCAGTACCCGGACCTTCCCACCGCTGCATCTTCTCGACGGCCGAGTGCTTCTGATGTAGCCGGTAGAGCGGAATCGTGTTGAGCCCGATGCGCTGGTTGGCCTCATCGTACATCGAGGTCTTGGCATTCCCGAGGTAGATGAAGCCCTTCGACGTAGCAGCGGTTGAAGAGAGCACGAGGTTCTCTGCCGAGTTCACACCGCCGAAAGCGATCTGACCGCCAGAGAGACCCGGCTTGTAGAAGAACTTCCCGGTATCCACAAGGGGATTTCCGGACCCGTCCGGTGCTTCACCGCGAGTTACCGACGCGAGTCCCTGAGAAGCGGACGTGGATGACCGATTGAGACGCTGAAGCGTCTCGTACAGCCACCCAGGACACTCCTCAGGATCGCGGGGAATTTGGAACGGTACGTACGTCATTGGGACCTCTTAGCTCTCGTTGCGATTCGAATCCGGGAAGCCCGCTTCACTGAGAACGTAGGTGAGCGTGTGAATCCGCATGTTCACTCCCAGATCAGCCCAGGTGAGAGTATCTCCGTTGCTGTCGAAAGTAAGAGGAACCTTCTCGATTTGGATTTCAAAACCACGACGCATCTTCGTGTTGTTGTAGCTGGCCAAGTCTCCAACGAGGGTAGAGATGTAGTCAGTACGAAGACCCTTGACAGCTTCTCCTAGGCCGCTCCCTCGTAGGGTTACTCCGAGGGTTCCGGTGTCGAAGGTCAGGGTAGCAGACCCACTCGCGTTGGCTGCCCGAGAGATCGTGATGCTGCTGCTGCTGGCTTTCGAAACGACGATGGTCCCCGGGTCGATTCCAGTTCCCAGTACGCGCATGCCGGGCAGAACCGAGGCGAAAGCTGCTGACGAGGTCACCGTCGTCGTGTTGATTACGGTAGTTGAAAGTGCCGTCACAGAGTTCGATCCGAAGGGAGCGAAGTGCAAGTAGACCTTCTCACCGAATCCATCACGGTCGAGAGTGATCGGGTAGAACTTACGAGTCCGGATCAGCGGAATGATCTTCACGTCCACTGCGGACGCGGTCTTTCCGTCTCCGTTGGCGGAGTCATCGTTCAGACGGGCTTGATAGCCCGAAGGAATCGTGAGGCCGCTATCTTCGACGTAGACCTTGCCATCTGCTTCATGGCCGGTGAAGATGTACGGAGTTCCGTTGAGGTATGCTTCGCAGGCTGAACGGGCAGAGGCGACGCTTGGACCCACCGCAGGCATTCCCGAGTTGTCCTTCAGCTTGTCGGCCTGATAGCAGAAGTACATGACACGAGTGTTCTTGTTGTGGGTAGCGCCGGCTGGACAGTAGAAGAGGGCGAGCCACTTCTGCTTTGGGTACACGCGAAGAACGGCCGTACCGAGCGCCGAGATTTTCACCGTGTTCTCCCAATCGAGGTCCAGATTCAGAGGCATCGTCCAGATACCGTTCGTGAGGAACATGCCGACCGTCGAGGCGTAGGCAAGCATGATTCCCTTGCCCGGCATATCGAACTTCACGCCGCAGAACGGCCCCGGGATACCGTGATCCGTCGCAACGTCCTCATGAGCCAGACCGGTGTCGAGCTTGGTGTCCGACTCCTTGGGCAGGTAGTTCACCCGCTTGATCGAGTTCTCCATGCCAACAAGGAGCATGCCGTTCAGAGTCTTGATGAACGTCACCTTGTCCTTCTTACGCGTGTTGAACGTAAGCTCGTACGGCTTCGGCCACGCCTCCGGATCACCTGGGAGTGAGAAGCGAATCTGGTTCTCCTGAATCCGGTTGTTGAGAACGAACGAACCCTGAAAGAAGTCACCCGTCGTTGGCTGTGGGGGAAGAAGACGGGCCGGGTCACTGATCGTGGTTCCCACCTGATCCTGATACGTCACTACACGGTACGCGGGACCATTGAAGTCCACGTTCGTAGTCGTGTAGTAGATTTTGATCGCAACACCATCGAGGAAGAGCGCGTCCTTGTGCCCTCGGTTGGCGATGCCTACTTCCACTTCGAGGTTGGGCGTGTCAGCAAGAACCCACGCAACACCCATCGTGTCCATCGGACCACCGTGGTAGTTGGTGTGATTCCCCTGCCCACCAAATTCTCCATAGTACGTATCGGTGGACTTCGTTGCCCCGGTCGTCATCAGACGTACCCAGTAGCGCGCGGTCGGCGTGGTGTCACCGCTTGGGTCCGCATAGCCACGGACTTGCAACTCGATACCGAAGATCAGCTTGGCCAAGTACGCTCCGACCACTGAGAATCCGTAGGTCGTGAGTCCGTTCGCAGCATTGTCCGGCATGTTCTTGTTCGAGCCGCCGACCTTACTCGCAGCGTCCGAGTTGTCGAAGACCCCAAGCAGCCGCTCGGCAGCCCCGAACTCAGGACGACCAGCCGCAGTCCGCTTGGCGGTTGGGTACTTGATCTGGGTTAGCGTGTTCTCGGTGAGCGTGAAGGTTGCCCCGGCAGCGAAGGTCGTGATCGGAACCGTCGCACACCGACGTAGCTGAGCCAGCGAGGGAAGGTCCGTGGACGGACCATAGATGTAGACTCCCCAGTGAGTGGCGATGTAGCCGTCACGGCCATCATTGGTCACAGCGGGGAACGTGATGAGGATGTTGTCACTCGCCGGAGTCACAATAGTGGCGCCGATGGGCAGACCGATACCAGACTGGGAACCATTGTCACCGGTAGTCGAATTGTCGGCCGCAAGGTAAGACGACTCGACAATCTGAGACCGTAGAGCCGGGTCCTTCAAGGCAGTCGCGATGTTCGCTTCCGGAGAGAAGATTTCCGTGATCAGGAGCCAGTACTTGCCTGCACCCTTCACAGCGTTCCAGCCGGTAGCTTGCGCGGTCTGAACCGTGATCGTTGGTGCAGTTTCAACCGGTCTCAGACCAACTGGGCGAATCCCTAGGACAGAGCCGAGGGTGGCGTCGCTTGCAGTCGCGCGAGCTTTCCACTCGACGCACTGGAGATTTCCGATGCCGTCCCACATATAGTAGCGACGAGCACCGTACTGGACGAAGTCGAGAATCTCTCCGCCCGTGTTGTTCCAGTCGTAGACCGAACCGAAGGTGATGATGAAGTTGTAGTTTCCGTTTCCGCTCGCCGGAGCAACCGAGAGGGTTGCAGTTCGGTAGTGTCCAGTCGTGCCATCCTGATTCGAAACAGCCGTAATTCGGACGTTCGTTCCGATGCCGGTCCCGATGAGTCTCGCTCCGATAGCCGTGATCAGAAATGGGTACTGGGTGAACGTCAGAGTCACAGTACCAGCAGAACCAGCCGTATCGAGCGTGATCTGGGTAGCACTGTCAACAGAGAGGACACGCGTGCCGGCCGTGATCCCGGTACCACTCACGACCGCGCCCGGAGACACGTTCGAAAACGAGTTACTGGTCGTCACGACAGTGCTCGCAATGGTGCAAGAGGCCACCGTGAATTGCGTATCGAGAGTCGTACCAGTAACCACACCGAACCACCGACCCTGACCACCGATCTCAGTCGGAGAAAGGCCAGAGACGGCAGTGAAGTCTGCGCCATAGAGATGGAAGCCCGGGTAGGTCCGATCAGGACCACTGAACCACGTTGGAGAACCATCGGTGCGGCGAGTGAGTTCGACGAACTGATCGACGTATGCACCGTCGAAAGAGAGATGTCCCACGCCCCGGATGTCGGTGCCAAGAGCCGTGGTAGTCAAGGCAGTACGGCCAGGAGCCCGCCAGATGGACGGGTCCTTCTCGCGATACACACAGTCGTCGGCTCGCTGGAGTTCTCCAGAGTCGAGCATCGAACCAACGCGTGCGGTCACGATACCACCGTTGAGTAGTTCGGTCATGGGCTTTGGCATGGATTACCTCTTATCGGTAAGGATCAAACTGTCCGTTGCCCCAGAGTGGGCGACCGTAGTCACCGACTTCCCACTGCGACTTCATGCAGTTCTCGGCGTCGTTGTCGTCCGTCGGCTCTTCGTCAGTCTCGGCTGCTCCCTCGGAGGCTTCTTTGACCGAGGCTGCGTAACCTGCTGGATCATCCTGGGCTCGCTTGGTTTCGAGAAGGATGTTTCGGCAGTAGTCGAGGAACTGGTAGACGAAGTCATCGATCATGTCGATGTTCGTTCCGTTCGTGATGAACTTCCGATAGTACCGGAAGAGCATCGTGTCGTTCACATCAGGGATGCGATCAAACTTGATTCGAGTCGTTCCCTTGTTCTGCGTGAGGTCTGAGAACGTATTGTACGTGGTGTACTCGGATGGAGTTCCACGCACGGTCTGGTCGATGATGGTACGATCCCACCACCGCTGATCTCGCCACACGAGTGGGCGCTTGTTCGTTAGCAACAGTGCCGAGAATGCAGCACTGAAGTCGTTAGGCACACCGTAGTCATTGCTTCCCGCGATGATCGGAATGTTGGCGCTGAAGATCATCACTGACGCCGACGAGGTGAGGGCGTTCTTATCCACCGTGATCGAAGATACGACACCGTCCGTTCCGCGCGTTACGAAGAGAACTGTTGCCGTTCCGGTGTAGGCAGAGGAGGTCAGAGTCTGTCCAACATTCACGAAGTCGAGATCACCTGCCGTGACGGGAGTGATCGTAGCAAATCCCGACAGAGGAGTAGCCGTGATCGTGAAGGTGTTCGACGTGTCCTTCAGGAGGAATCGCCAGAACCGCTTGTTCTGCCAGTCCTGGTATCCTCGGAGGATAGCCTCGTTCGCCATGTCGAGAGATTCCTGGCTCTCGGCACCACCACCGATGATACGGGCGACGTAGATTCGTGCGTTGACAACAGTGATGGCCATGTGTTACCTCAGAGCAACTCCTACCTTCTTGATCTGTTCGAGGGTAGGTTGCTGAATGATGGGGCGTCCGATTTCTCGGCGTTGACGTGCCCGTGTCTCTTCATAGAATTCGAAGAGGCCAGGGATCGTCGCCTTTGGTGTGCGATTTTCCAAGACCCATCGTCTCGCCCCAGAAGCAACATGAGCGCGAAGAGCAGGGTCTTCGATGAGCCGAGAGAGCTTCTGAACGAACTCTTCGGGAGTGTCGTAGAGGAGTCCAGTTTCGCCATCGATGATCTCCTTGTATGGACCGAAGTTCGACGCAAGGGTGGCCTCGGGCTGTTCCCAGATGGAGCCTTCGTACCACTTGATGGCAGACTTGCCGGCGTTGAACATATTCTTCTTCAGCGGGCAGAGGTTGATGTCGATGTTCAGAAGACCACGCTTGAGCTTGTACGCGTCGTACTCGTTCCAAGCATGATGCTCAACCATGTGATCAGGGATCGTCTCGTGAATCCACTTGAACCACTCACCGTAGATCACGAACTTCACGTTCGGATACTTCTGGCAAATGACCTTGAGGGCATCGCGGAGAGGGTACCAGTCCACCCAGTGGCTCATACCACCCTGCCATAGGATGCGAATGGAGTCGTCTTCACGTACTGCACGAATTTTCTCGTAGTGCTCAGGGATGATCGTGTTCGGGAAGACGTAGACGTTCGGCTGGCCGATGACTTCCTTGAAGTACCGGGCGAGATTCGGGGTGGTCACGGTCGCACCGTGGCACGTCCGGATGATCTCGTGGCGAACCTTCATCTGGTGAAGGTTGCGTGCGATGTCGAACTTGAGCCCATCGAGGTGGGTCTCCTGATCGACGATCTGCCAGATTTTGTTCCCCTCGGCGTCGAAGATTTCCATGCCATCTCCTGGGGTCAGGAGGTGGGCATCGGGATAACTGCGGATACCCATGCTTACGTAGCTCGTGTTGAATGGGTGAACGAAGTCATTGTTGTCGTCGATGTCGTAGATCAGAGCCGGAGGGTAGATGTCGTTGCCATCACGGATCGCGGGCTTGATGTTTTTCAGGACCTGCATCTTGTGCAGGATCGATTCACCAGCCACTGCGTAGAAGTGCGAGATGTCAGAGTACATCTGTGCGATGTGGGAGTCGGGCGTACCACCCTTGTCCTCGAAGACCTTGGCTAGGCCGAACGACATCAACTGCGTCATTGGTGCTTCAATCCGGTAGTACGAGCAGGCGCTCCGCTTTCCGAAATTGAGGGTCCAGACGTGGAAGGGATTGGCAGACACGGGTGACTCCTTTCTACAGTTAGTTCAGCTTGATCTTCCCGCGCATGTCGCAGGAAATGCCTTCGGATTCGAAGTAGGAGAGCAGGGCGAAGAAGAAGTCCTTGTTCAAGCGAAGACAGCCCTTCTCATGATCCCACTTGTACAGCAGACCATCATCGCGAAGTTCTTCGCGCTCGATCCCAGTAACGGGGTCCTTCACGGTCTCATACTTCGCAAACATTTCGAGAACGAGGGTCCAGATTTCGGTGTCGTAGTTCGCGACGTGCTGAAACTTGCGCGTTGGATCGAAACCATTCGCACGGACGTATGCACCGAGGGCGCTCATCGAGTCCGCCATATTGCGGAACGCGACCCGATTCTCCGCCGTGCGACGGAGCTTGGGAACAGCCGACTGAGCCAACTTGACGGTGTCGCCAAGAAGGCTCAGTTCAGACTGGTGCTGCGCTCTGATGCGAGTGATTTTGAGATCACCGCTCATGTACAGCCTCCTTACTTCTTGACTCCACTCACACGAGCGAGTCGGGGGTTGTTCTTCACAGCACGCTTCGACGCCTTGCGAGCGCCGGCAGCGACCATCGCCCGACCTGCGGCGAGGGACTCACCAGACTCTTCGGCCGCATGTTCCGCAGCAGCCTTGAACCCGATGTGCTTGGTAGTGGGATTGGACCGAGCCATGTTACTTTCTCGATGCCGACGGGGTGCCCACACCCTTGACGATGTTCTTCGCCTTGCCCTTCGGAACGCGCATCGCAGCCGGATTGCCCGAATCAGTGTTCGAGGAATCAGCGACCGGATGAACGACGCTCTGGGAAATGGCCTTTCGGCTACCGTGACCCATCACGGGATTGCCTCTCTTGCTCATGGTTACTTCTCCGCCTTGAAGGCTTTGTGGAGACGAGCGATGTGCTTTCGCGCCACTCGTGCTTCCGGTTTCTCCGCTTCACGGAGGTTCGCTGGCAGGAGCTTCTCGCCGTTTCGAGGGAACGGTTTGCGAATCTTGTCCCGGAGGGTGTAGACCGCGTCGTTCATCTCGTCACACATCTGCTCGTGCTTGTCCTGTTTCGGGATGTCCGAAATGGTTGGATTCTTCCGGGCCATGACTTACTCCTCAGGACGAAGGGGTGGCTGCTTGTTGGCCTTGCGGGCACGCCGGACAGCTTCAGTCGCAGAGACCTTGTTCTTGGCCCCCTTCAGATAACTGGATTCCGTCTTGTCCATCTTGGTCCCAAACATCTGAGCCTTCATCTCCGGGTCCATGCCGGTCGAATCCACTTCCTGCGCGTAATTGCCCACACGCGCCACTGGGTTCCCTCGCTTGCTGGCCACGGTTACGCTCCCGGCATGTCCGGAGTCGGGTTCGACTTCGGGCTGGAGCCGTAACTGCGCACGTCGCGACCATTCGCGAACGCGGGACTGGAAAACGAGGGATTGTCTCCGTCGTTCTCCTTCATGCTCACGTCGGGCATCGCATTGCCCTCTTCCTGAACGCTCATGTTCTTGCCGATGGGATTGGGCAGATTGTCGATGCCTGGCATCACCGGCTTGAGATTCGCGCTGGAAGTCGTGATGGTTGGATTCTTCTTGGCCATTGTTACCTCTTGAGAACAGAAAGGGGAGGAAGAGTATGCACCCCTCCTCCCCACTGAGTTACTCGCCGATCTTCTCCAGGATGACGTTCAGGTTCACAGACCCGACCGTACGACCCGAAGTACCGACCACGTTCTTCACCGCAACCACGACAGAGCCAGCAGCGAGGGCGCGGAAAACACCCACCCAGTTCGCAACCGCAGCAGCCGTCTTCAGGTTGAGAGTGGTATTCGCAGAAGCGTTCGAGTTGTTGAGATCGACCGCAGACTTCGTACCGACCGCATCGGTGTAGGTGAGCACGAACTGCCCGGTTTCCGTACCGGCGTCAGACGCGACGTTCACCGCCATGTAGGCAGTCACGCGGTACAGACCAGCATCAGGGACCGTGAAGGTCGCCTTGTCGGTACCTTCCGTGACACCAGTGTTGGTCGCAACCGTGTTGATGAGTGTGGCAACCTGCTTGCTGAAACCAGACAGGGGCGAAGCGTAGGGAATGGTCCCGTAATTGAGAGGCCAGTTCCCCGAACCGAAATGAGGCATGTTGAGTTCCTCGTAAGGGAGAGGCCCCGAAGGACCTCTCCCCAAGTTGGAATCCCGTCAACTACTAGGTAACGGAACTCTTGTTGTTGACGGACCGGATGATGCCGTTCGCCTTCTCGGCGAGAACCTCCAGCGTCACCTCGCCCACGACCAGACCAGCAACCGAGTCACCTCGCTTGCCGACAAGCTCGTGATGCACAGGGCGCAGCCACGCCAGACGATTGATCGCGCGAGACAGGAAGAACATCTGACCACCAGTCGCAGTCGCCGAAGCGGTCGCGGTCGTGGTGTTGGTGCTCTCCGGAACCCACCGGTCGAGGACGATCTGGATCAGACCGAAGTCCGAGTCGTAGAAATCGATGGCGCCGATCAGCTTCTTGTCCACCGCCGCGATGTTCTTGGCGTAGACGTTGCCGGCCGCAGCACCAGGGATCGAGAACGCACTGACCTGACGCTTCACCTTCGGGCTGACATACACCTGCTCCGGATTGCCGCCCGCAGCGTAGATGGTGTTCAGCATGTCGTTGAAGTCGCCAACCGTCACGATACCGTCGTGAGTCGCATCACCAACCGTACCACCGTTGGTTCCCGCGAGCGAGGTATTGGACGTGACGAACGACTGAAGGCCGCGCATCACACGGGCAGTACCGGAAGCACCGGTCGCCGTGGTCAGAGCACCGAAGACGATGGTCTCCAGCTTGATCGCGAGTTCCTTGGTCGCCTTCTGAACTTCGTAGGCGTACTGATCCGCGAAACCAGCGGTGTCCACTGCGCGCTGCGACTCCGACAGACCGATGTCCTTGCGGAGAATCATGGTCACGTTGAAGACGCGGCTTGGAGCAGTGGTCGTGTCCAGCGACCAGTCGGCACCTTCCACAGCACCCGCAGTCGTCTGCGTGCCAAGGGTGTCGATGAGCCACTGGTGGTAGATGTGACGGCAACCGACCTTCGGAGCCTGCGACACGAACGGCGTGTCATATGGAGAGATGTTGGTAATCTGCTCCAGCAGGTCCTCACGGGCGACGCCACTCTTCAGATCGGAGCCATCGAAGGCATACGAGCCGAAGTTGAAAGTGGTACCAGCCATTGATGTACCTCGCAGCTTTCGCTGCTAGTGAGTGTTACTCCTTCCTGGCCTACTGTGGGCCGAAGACGGATGGGTCGAGAGGGATGATGGCTCGTCTGAACGCAGCCGCAGCGGGACTGCCCGGAGAATCGCCTTCACGACGCATTGCCTCGCGAAGCTGATCGATGTGCTCTCGGGTCGGACCTGACGCGTTCTGGTTCTCGTGCGCACCAGCACCACCAGCGGAACCAGTCACAACGCCCGCGTCTCTACGGGCTCGTTCGACTGCTTCCTTACGGACTTGCTCACGGGCGGCGAGATCGACTTCCTTCTCTTCCGCCTTCGTCTGCGCCGTCGCAGCAATCTGATCTCCGTGAGACTGGGCAAAGCCCTTCCACGCGAGTTCAGTTGCCTGAAGACGCTTCCCCTTTGCGAACAGCGCATCAACTGCGCTGGCAAGCAGCGGATCACTCTGAAGATTCAGAGCAATCTCCTCGGAGAACCGTTCAGAACCTGGATACTTGGTCTTCATGTGCTGATCGACCTCATCCCAAGCTGCACGGTCGGCCTCTTCCTGCTGATTACGGGAAGAAGCCACCTCCTGCGCTCTACTGTCGGCAATGGCTTCACTCAGATCACGCTGAGCCCTGCTCATGGCCTTCGAAGAATCCGCATCGAGAACGCCTCCGTTCTCGGTGATGTCCGACAGCACCTTGTCGTACTTCGCCTGGGCCTCGTCCACACGCGCTCGCGAAGCGGTGAGTTCGGGCTTGGGCTGCGGAACCACGCCACCAGGGGTGGGCGCGGGCGCCTGACGTAGTCGGTCATTCATCTCGGCTAGCTGCTTGCGCAGACTGTCGGCCTCAGAGAATGCCTGCTTCGCCATATGCGTGAGGTGAACGCCTCCCTTGATCGCTTCCGTAACCGTCGCGTACTTGCGTGCGATGAGTCCCGTCTCCGGGTCACGCATCGACTCGTACACCGCGATCAGGTCTTCGATCTTCGGGGTGTCCGCCTTGGGACTGCCAGCATTTCCTGGAGCGGCTGGCGTGGGCGCGGGTTGTCCGGCCTTCGGCTGCGCTGCGGGGGCTGCTGCATTCCCGGGTGCTCCCTCGGCTGGAGCGGGTTGTCCGCTATTGTCCGGGGGTGGTGGGGTACCATGACCCCAGTTGATCTTGCTCATGGGTTCCATGACCTCTTTCTGAACCAAGGTCTTGGCGAGAAGGTCAGTGAGTTCCTGCTCTTCTCTACTGCGTCCGATGGACATTACGACTCCTTTCGGCCCCGAGGTCGTCTCGTGCCTTCGAGAGGGTTACGCCGCTCACCACTGGAGACATACTCTCCACCGTGCGCAGCTTCGTTACGCTGCTCCGACAACATGATAGCGATGGCTTGCTTCCGGTTCTTCACCTTGGCGCCATGCTTTGAGCCGGAGTGGAGCGTCCCCGACTTGAACTTGTGCATCACTTCGCTTGAGGGCATCAGAATTCGTCCGGGTCCGCCTGCTCGGGCATAGCCGACTGATCGAGACCCACGACAGGCTTGACTTCACCGGTCGCACGTTTATGGTCGTAGAGTTGTTCGTTCGACATGCTCTCCATTGACTGATGGATTCTCTCCATGTTCGTCTCGGAGATGAGAAGATCGAAGAACTTCAATAGACCTTCACCGAAGGTGACGCCTCCTGCGAGGAAGTCATCCGGATACTGGTCCTTGCGCTGTTGTGAACGATCCTTCCAGAGAGTAGAGAGACTCCGGAGGATGTCCTCCATGTACGGCTTGAAGCTCTCCTGATACGCGGGAGAGTTGAGAACGAACTCGATCTGTCCAAGTTGAAGGGGATCGAGCTTGCGTAGATCGAAGTATTCTCTGAAGTCACCCACCATTGGGCGACCTCCTTTCTTACGCGGCTACGCCGGCTGGAGGAAGATTCTGGTTGAGGCTCGGAGGAGTGAGCAACGACGCCGGAGCGCCCATGCCCGCTGAACCAGCCATCCCCGACATGACCGACGGACCACCATTCGAAATCTGTCCCGAAGTCGGAATGCCCGAAACGCCACGCCCCATCATCATCTGCTGGAGTTGTGGGTTCTGGAGCATCTGCTGGAGCATCGGGTTGACAGCGAAGATTTCGTTGATGTTCGGGACTTCGAACGTGCGGAAGATGCCACGGAAGAAGTTCACTGCATTGATCTGTCCCATCAGAGACTGACCGAGAGGAGTACCAAGGGCCTGAAGCAACGAGAGCAGATTCTGCTGCTGCATCTGCTTCGAGAGACCCATCGTCGCACCAAGGGCTCGTGCGGTGTACGACGGGAATAGGTCGTACGCGCTGAGCGTCTCTCGCGACGCGGGGATCGGCATGTTCGTGACTGGATCGATCTGAGAACCATCGCCGAGGATGAGCACTTCGACGGGCGGTTCGAGGAACTGCTTGGAGAGGGCAGCGAACATATTCGCCATCGGCTCCAGCATCGTCTCCTCGTAGATACGGGACTCCAGCATCAGGCGCGTGCCTGCTGCTTCACGGCGACCGATGAACTCTCGGGCCGTCTGTCGTGAGTCTCCGCCAATACCCTGGACTGCATCGTCCACGATACCGGTACCCATCTGTAGGAACTCTCGAATCTGCGAAATCTTCTGATCCGCAACCGAGAGACCCTGCATGTACGGCTGCATCGGCATGATCGCGTTGCTCGGATTGCCGTTGAGACCAACGAAGCGTCCCGGGCGCGAGTAGAGATTGCGCGTCACGAGTCCGGCTCCACGGTCGTAGAACCACATCGGATCGATCATCAGGTCAGCCGCATCGAGCGACTGGTTCAGGTAGCGGTTGCCGACGATCTGGAGCTTCTCGACGATCTCGGCCTTGCCCGGGGCGTAGAAGTAGTGCAGGTCCGGCGTAGGCGAGTAGGCGAGGAACGGAATCTGTCCGTGGTTGTACGGGTTCGGGCGATTCCTCATCATGTAGCGACGGTTTGCGACAGTGACCACGCGCGAGAGCACGCCATCCGGCGAAAGCTCGCTCGGGACCTTGCCCCAGAACTCCAGAATCTCGATAGGGCGCGAGTACTTGTCCATGAACCGGGCAGTCTCGTCATCCATCCCTGTGCGAACCTGGAACCGCTGGATCGACGTAACGAGGGCACCCTGACCACCGCCGAGCGCGCCATCGCGCTCCAGCCGGCTGAGGGCTGCCTTGTCGAACGTGCCGATGGACGCGAGGTAGCGACAGTCATCGAGATCGAGGAAGTACCGGCGAACGACCCACTTCATGTCGCGTAGACGCGCGACCGTAGGCTGCGGGAAGAAGTCGAGCAAGTCCACCATGATGGACTCGGGGCCGTCGAACATGACGACCTTACCCTTGCGGATGTGGCGCACGACCTTGCCCGATAGGGGCATCCGGTCGATCTGCTCCATGATCCGTTCCTGCTCGTCGCGCTTCCATCCCACCTGCATCACGCAGACGCCGTAGAGTGAGCCGGCGACGATGGCATCCACCTGCTTGAGGAAGCCGTTGTCGTCCTTGAACTGAGCCGCGTTGAGCGCCTCCTGCTTGCGCGCGATAGCTGCATCCTCGGGTCCGTAGCCCATGAAGTTGACGGGCGGGTAGGACGAAAGTGAGGAAGCTGCCTTGCGGGCTGCATCAGCCCAGATCGCCGAGAAGATCAGCGGGATGTGTACGTTGTTCTTGTGCGGGTGGAAACGGCCGGACCAGGTTCCGCGCCAGAGATCGTAGAGGCGAGGGAACTTCGACCGGATGCCGTTGAACTGAGACTCGGAATGCTGTACGCACTCCACCACCATGTTGCACATCTGCTGCTCGTAGGCATAGGCCCCGGCTGCACGTTCGATGATCATCGACGAGATCACAGATATTCCTCCATGCCCTTACGGTAGAGGTCGGGCACGATGAGCGACGTGAAGCCGCTCAGATTGATGAGACCGCCGTCTCGACAGATGACTGCGAACAGGTCGCGTGTTAGGTGGACATCGTCCGCGCAGTAGTTGAAGAGTTGTCCCCAGAATCCTCTCCGGGCGAGTTCTTTTGCGTTGGAGCCGTGGTTGATCTTCCCTCGACCGAGGTTCTGTCGTGAGATTCGATCCAGCGTAAGATCGCCTTTTTGTCCACGTTTACTTTGAGATGCATTCTTCCTCATCAGTTCTGCGAAGATGTCGTAGTGCTGAACGATCTTGAGTCGCCGTCCCACGAGTCCTTCGAGGCAAGGGAGATCGAAGTTCTCTGAGCAGAAACCTACGACTAGGTCTGCTGCCTCTAGGTGACGTGCGCACTTTGTTGCGCAATGATCGTCGTAGAGGTAGAGAAACCGCTCGTGCGTATCGTAGACGGCAATCGCTGAAGCACCACCTCTACCGGTACGGAGTTCATCCCAACCGGCTTCGTTGTCTTCTGGCCGAAGGTCCTCGGCCCAGAGCCGGGACTCGATGTCAAAGAAGACGATACGCGGTCTCATGCGAGCCCTTTCTGTTAGAAAAAGACACCAGTTTTTCTAACGTAGTCCTTCTGGACTGTCGGCGATGGTGATGCAGGAGATTCCGAAGTTGTTGTAGAGGACAACCACGTCATCTTCCATGACGAACTTGTGGAACGTGTCGGCCGGTTGGCCGATGATGTCGTGCGAGCGACACACGAAACTTGTGTCGATTCCCGTTCCCACGAGCCGTACGTAAATGGGTTTGACTGGTCTGGCCATCAGGTAGTCCTCATGAAGCGGTGGTCATTGTGAGCAATCTTGGCCGCAACTTCGGGGGTGACTGGGTTGGAGATGTCGGCCACCGTGAGCCCCAGGTCGTACGAAGTGTAACCACCGAGGGAGATAGCAGGGCCGGTCGAGTTGGTAAACTGGACGAAGATCATCGTCCGGTAGAGTGGGTAGGCATCTTCAGCAGCACACGAGTCAATCGTAACAGTGGTTGCTTGGTTCGTCGCCGTTGCAGAGTCCACACTCCAATCGTGGATGTGCGATGCATCCGGAGTATTGTTCAGACTGTCTTTTCCGGTGCTTAGCTGCTGAGGACCACCATCTGTCGCCGTGTGAGTATGTGCATCCTGAATCGGTTGACAGTTGGAGGCAGTGTGCGAGTGACTCGATGAGCCTCCCGTTGTGAGCACATCTCCATTGACACTTGAGCACTTCGCCCATCTTCCATCGAGGGCGGTGTAGCGTGCCCAAAGGGATGGAATCGAAGCGTTCGTGCTACTCCAAAGGCAGATGACATTCACCGGGAGATCAACGATTGAGGGCGTGATCGCGTTCAAGAACGTGAAGAGTGGTTCGTGGTTCGTTGAATCGATGGTCGTCGTGACGGACTGGTTCGTTGCAGTTACACTACTGAACGTGAGATGATGGTTGTGCGTATGTGCAGAGAAGGTCGTCGTGAAGGTGTTGTTGACGACCGTGAACGTGTCACTGTTCCCAGTAGTCGCCGTACCAGTGTGCGCATTTTGCGTGTGGGTGTGGGCAGGGGAGGTGTGGACGTGCGTGTTCGCTCCACCACTTGCCCCACCATTTCCTGCCGCAGCAGCCCCCTTTAGATACTTGCCAGCAGCAGTACGCGACCAGTTCGTGGGGAGCGAGTCGCTCGCGAAGAAGGCGATACATCCGATGGGAAGACCGAGCGGTGTACCATTGCTCTTGATCCAGATGACTTCAAGATACCCGAGGTCGTTGACCGTCGTGTTGACCGTGATCGTGACGCTGTTGTTCGTCGCGATCTTTGCATCCGAGTCAGCAGAACCGTGTTGATGGATACTATCTGCGACATTATGTCGAGGGGTATTGGCAGCAGAGAAGTTGTCTGGCCCTAAATATCCATTATCCGTCACGAGGTGCGTGTGGGAGTTCTGGATCGGGGTGTGTGCTGGAGAGGTGTGCGTGTGGTTGGCGTTCCCTCGGCTGGTCGAGAGATCAGTATCAGCGCCGGTTGCAGCACCTGCGACGTAGCGGCTATCGAGTTCCGTGACCCGTGTCCATCCTGCGGGGATGGATGCAGCAGTCGAGGGCCATGCGACTACTACGTTAGCTGGAACCGCCATGACGACTCTCCTTCAGGTAGTCCTGAAGTTCCGTGAGAGATTGAGTGATCTCTTTCACGAGTTCTCGAACATTGCTTCCCCAGGAGAATGAGGTCGTGTCGATGTTACGCGTGGGATTTTCACCGGCTAGGTCAGTGAGGACCTTGACCTGTCGAACCACGACGTACACATCGGAGACTTCGTTGAATACGGTGATCTGGCCAGGCTCTCGTTCGATGGTGATCTTCACATCGCCGCCAGTGCGTTGATGGCGCTCTGGATGGCATTTACTGCCGCCTGCATGTCGGCGGTGAGAGCGTTCTTCGCAGCGGTCTGGTTCTGAACCGTCAGGAGACTCCAAACGGAGGCACCAAGTCCGTCGTCGAACCAGTCGTTGATGCGTTCCCGGTCGGCGACGATCTTGTTGAGATTGACGTTGATGATGACGACTTGAGCAGCTACGCCAGCAGGAAGAGCCATTGGAACCTCAGACAGGGTCTCGTGGAAGGATGTAGTCGTTATCCAGTCCGTCGCCACGGAGTCCGTCGCCGAAGAAACCCGCAGAGGCTAGCTCGTCACGGTCGGCCATCATCACGAGGAGTTCCTCGTTGGTGGGCGGCTTGCCGATGCTCTTGAGGTCTTGGTCCCACGGACGGATAGGCACAGTGCCTTCCTGACTCGGGATGCCTGGATTGGTGTCGGGTGGTCGCCAGAGTTGTGAGGTGAAGCCGTCGGCACCAGCGTCTGCAAGGTCGTCGAACATCGTCGTGTCCACTTTGACGATCTGATTGATCATCTTGCGGGCAGGGATGGGAAGGACGAAGTGCGGACACTGACGCTGCTTGTACGCGTTGCGCGTCGGATCAAACTCTGGAGGAGGACAGTTGCAGTTGTTCTTGTGAAGGAGGAGACGAACGTAACCTTCGGACCAGTGGCCGGCTGCGGTACGGATGCGGGCCTTCTTGTCCTTGGTGCGGTTCAGTTGGATGAACTGCTCGTCGCCGAACTGGAAGCCGGCAGTACGGAGGATGCCGAGGATTCGGTTCTTGTAGGTGCCAGACTTGCCGCCCGGCTCGACCTCGTCGGTGATGGCACGGATGTAGATACCTCGACGACGGAGGTTTAGGCAGACCTTGATCAGTTCTTTGTTGAAGTCCTCTTCGCGCCATTCGTTCGACGCGCAGAGAAGGTCCGTGTCGAGGTAGAGAACGCCGTTGTTGCGGGCGTCTTTGAGCCAGACCACGATGGCGGAGTCGTCACCGTGTCCGATGTTCTCCTTGTTCTTGAAGGCCGTGTCGATGTGAATGGTGGCCCATTCCACTTGTACATCCCACATGAAGTCGTGGTACGAGAGATAGAGCCACGGGATTTGATTTTCGACGAGCGGGGCATGCTCGCTTGCGCCCGGGTTGTTCTGCTGCTGGCAGGCGAAGTCTTCTGCATCGATCCGCTTGCGCTCCTCGATCATCTTCCGCGTCCAGAGCTTCGGATGCGTTGGTTCGCCAGTCAGTTCGTCTTCGGTCTGGTAGTAGTAGACGTGCCAGAGACCTTCACCGAACGGGACCTTGTCGAACATATTCATGTGGGGGCAGTCCATGCCCGACCATGAAGCGACACCTTCCTCGCGGAAGTGGCGACCAGCGATGTCGTCGTCGAGGTAACGGGTGGCCGTGAGGACACGGAGTCCGTTGACGTGGAGCGAGTTCGCCGAGGCGTTGAAGGCTTCGTGCTGACCACGGAGATAGGCGGTGCGGTCAGCCTTCAGCTTGTTCTTCTCCAGCGGGTCATCCCACCACGACTGGCGAGGATGGTAGCCGGTGGCTCCGATGCCGGCAGAGGAGGCATCGAAGGAGGGTTCGGAGATGTTGCGGGCACGACGGTAGCCGTGCTTGATGTAGTTTCGCGTACGCTCGTGCGCACCCGAGACCCAGTCGCCGTAGAGCCAGACGAACCACGAATCAGGATCGTGCTCTTTTCCCCCAGACATTACGGACAACTGTGATTTGAGGATGTCGATGGAAAGGTCGTCAGTGGCCGATTGGATCAGCGTCGTCATGTCTGGATCATCAAGATGAGTCCAGAGTGATGCTGCCTTCGTCGAGGAGACGGTCTTACCGTAGCCACGAGGGAGGATCGAGGCGATGCAGTACTGTCCCGGCATGCCGGAGAGCGCATGCTTCTTCCACGCAAGTAGATGCATCTGAAGCCACTGCGTGTAGGGAACGTGGATCGGAGCGTAGAGCCACTGAGGTTCTGCTGGATGCGACTTGAGGAAGTACTCTGCTCCCCATGCCTTGTTCAGGAAGTACCAGAGGGAGTAAGGGTGCGTCCCCTTCTTTACTCCGTCTTCTCGGTGCCAGGAGTTGGGGGCGCAGATGGAGCGCCAAAGGAGCCTTTCCGCTTCAAGGTTCCAACCAATCGTCTGAGTAGCTTCCGCCATCTGAACTCCAGAGGACCGATGAGCTTCCGGTCGAAGGCTGCTTCGAGAGACACTTCAACGACTGCCGGCGTCCCACCTGCGGCGTAGGCGTCGTCGATTGCCTCGTTGCGCTTGATCTCGGTGATCTCATCACGGTACTTGTTCTCGGGTAGATCACCCTTGATACCGTAGGCACGAGCGAGTTCGAGGATGTGCTCGGCCGGGATTGCAGCCGCCATGTACTCGGTGACCTGTTCCTTCTCGGTCATGTGGGAGAGTTTCTCGCGCTCTTCAGCGCGGTACTTGTCCCACTTCTCCAGCGTCCTCTGAGCGTGAATCGGGATGAGCTTGTGCTGTCGAGTCGCTTCCTGCTGAATGGAAATCTCAGCCGGCTTCGGAACGATTGGGTCTTTCATGGATGCCTTTCTTCCAAGTACCGATCAGGATCAGCACCGTACTTGTAGATGAATTTCAGGGCTTCGTTGAAGTGTTCGAGCGTGATGACGCCGGGCTCTACCGGTGTCGGTGGCGCGGGCGTGGGCTCGGGCTCGGACATGGGACCCTGATGGTGTCGGGTGGGCTCGGGACGAAGATCGTGTCGGCAGGAGCGCCGGGGGCAGTCACGTAGATGTAGCGATGCTTCTCACAGGAGGCGACGCAGAGTCCGGTGAGGACGAGGATGACGATGAGGAAGGTCTTCATTGGTTCTCCCGATCACAGATGTCTGCGATCATTCGGTGGATGGAAAACAGGGCGGTCTGAACCGCCATCGTGTACGTGTCTTTGTACGACTCGACCTCTCGGTGATCAACGAAGATGTTGACAGAGAAAGAAGAGATTGGCATGAAGGCAGGAAGCTGAACATCACACGAAACTAATCCCCGAGGACTACTCTCTGGTGAAGTACGAGTGATAGTGTGTCGCGTAGGCTTGATGAAGATGAGATTCGGGTACCGCTTCATCAAGTCAGTTGGGACACACTCGTCGAGTGTCGGAATTTTGCACTCCAAATTCATTCCGGCACCGAGCCTCGGTCTCCGCGCACTGGCGGGATTGGGATCATCCCTCGACTGGCGCTAAAGCCGCGAGGGTCCTGGAAGTTCTTGTGAGCGTGATGGGCTTTCTGGAGGAGAGCTTGGCGGCCGGCGTAGAGGATGTCCGATTCGCTCGCGTCCTTGTGCTCGGCAGCGTACGCCTGCTCAGCTTCAAGGCGCGTGGTCTTGCAGGAGCCACAGGTGTTGGCAGAGTACTCGGACGGTTCCTTCGGGGCTCCGCAGTTCTGGCAGTAGGCAGTAAGCATTAGCTCACACTCTCTTCGGCCAGGAGGAAGGCGTCGTGGAGATGTCCGTCGCCCGGAGCACCGATCACACCGTGCGTCATGGCTGCGATGGTCTGACGCAGGAGCGGGGAGTCCATGCTACTCGCGTTGAAGCTGTTGGCCATGTCGTTGAAGCGACCGACCCAGGCAAGCAGGATCATGAGGGCTCGCGAGGCATCGTCACCGAGGAGGGCCTGCTCCATGAATCCGGGGAGAGCGCGCTCGGGGATGAGGAAGATGATGCGAGCAGGATCGGAGTGGTCCTGAATGAACTCAGGCGAGTTGATCTTCTCGTGGGTCCACGCATTGGCGCACCAAGGGCGGACGAGATCGAGATAACGGCGCATGGCAGAGCGAGTGAAGAGCATCAGAGGTTCCTTTCGTTCGGGTCTTGCTTCGAGTCGGGTGGAATGGGGACGGCGTCGAGAGTGCGGGTGATCCAGGGTGCGTCGATTCCCCAGTGGACACTCGTGGGGGAGACGAAGAGCTTGTCGCGCTCACGGCAGGCAAGGAGTGTGCGGTAGTGCATCAGCGTGTTGTCGTTGTGCTCAACGACGAGAACATTGACGCCATGCTTGTTCTTGACCCACTGGACTGCGGATGGTTCACACCAGCAGTCGGTCGAGTTGAGATGACCGTTCTCGGCATTCATGACATGGACTTCGTTTCGTTCCATGTTGCGCCTCATGTACTTTCCTTTCGCTGGAGCTTCGTGTTGATCGCCTCTTCCCAAAGGTGGAGGCGCTTGGGCGACTTGCGAATGTACTCCATCATGTGCGCGTCGAGAGCGAGGATGCAAACCTCTTCGAGTGAGCCATCGACGATGCCGATGAAGGTGGAGATGAAAACGACGTGGAGGAGTTCGTGGATGACGGTGGAGATGTGATCCATGACGCCCGTTTGCTGATTCGCGTCTACCTTGATGACGATGTTGGTCGGCGGGGTGATCTCATCCCAGAGGCTGAGGCCCTGCTGTGCCACCATCGGGCCGAAGGTCAGGTGGACTTCCGGGTGATTGAGGAGTTCCAGGAGGACTGAGTGGAGCTTCTGGCGCGTCAGTGGATACTTTCCCTTCATCGGAGGGCTCCACGGTGAATGCTTCGTTCACAGCAGCGAGGGTGATCGTGGGGCCGCATGCAACCATCATTTCCTTGAGACGCGAAGTCGCCTCCGCACGGGTCATCGGAACCGATGGGCCGAGGTCCTTCGCCTTCGCCTTCTCCTTGAGCTTCTGCCAGAGCGTCGATGCGCTCATGCGCGTGTCGGGATGGAGGCGTGGGTCGAAGATGAAGCGGAGACACTGCTTGATGACGCGCTTCTCGATCTCCTCTTCCGTGAGATCGCCCGCGTCGTACATATCGATCATGTCCGACATGGCCTTCATGGCTTCATGGTCGAGCATCTTCGATGGCTTGCTCGGATTATCGAGGGCCGGCTCTGCTGATTCGCTAGAGGGCTCAGATACCTCCGCAGCGCGTGGAGTCGTTGGACGCGACGGGCGCGTCTTCGGAGCCTTTGCTACGGTCTGAGGCTTGCGCGAGGGCGGGAGCCGGCTCTCGGAAATCAGAGCGCGACGTGCGATGGCGATTGTGGCAGTCGAGACTTTTGCCCCGATTGCCTGCTGCTCCTTCGTTTCGTCCGGATGGGCCAGGATGTACTCTGTGGCCTGCTTGAACTTCAGTTCACGAAGCGTTGTCATCATATACGTCCGTATTTTTGGGTGGCCTGGGGGCTGCGCACATTTCGCGCCATCGTTGGGGGGTCTCCGGGACCCTCCCATGCGAGCAGGCGCCCACGTTGGCACGAGTCTTGCTACAGCAAGTAGCGTGCCAGCATGCATGCACCCCGCGCAGGCTCGCGCGCTCGTTGGCATGGTTCTTGCCATAGCACATATCGTGCCAGCGGGCGACCCAGACCAGCGTAGCATAGATCGTGCCGGGATGCAAGCTGGAACAGTCAAGCGCGCGCAAAGCTTTTCCCGCCCCGAATTGCGTGTTGTCACACAGAACTGAGGGCGCGGCGAGTCGAATGCGGAACAGGGCGAGCCCACCCACAAGCAAGCCGAGTGCCAGTCTTCTAAGTTGTAATGTAATAGAACAAATAATTACAAGCATAAGGTGGCACAGTTCCACTGTAGCCCGCCCCATCCGGGGCTACACAGTGAAAGCCTGTGCAACACCTAAGGCGCATGCAATGACTATGCCAAGAACTCTGGCACGCCGCTTGCTAGTCCGCGAAAACGCTCCAACCCTCTGTCCCCCAACGCGTTACACCATTCGTTCGAGAAGGCCCCTAGCGTGCCCGCTGGCCGCGCCAATATGGCCGCGTGCCTCCCCATAGCCGCGCCCACCTGTGCAGTAGCGTAACCCCAACTCGCACATCACGTTGCGCCGTTTCCCCGACCCATCGAGGGAACAAAAACTCGCCGCGCTCCGTCGATCCTAGGAGCCCGCCCTCGCTGCTCGCCTGCGCACCCGGGCGCTCCCTCGTTCAGTTTCGCAACAGTGCCCCGAGAGGGCGTGTCCAAATTGACACACTCGCCCCGATTCTGACCTGTGCCACGCGCCCCTATCTAATGAGTAGAAGTCAAAATCACGTCGTGCAGAAAAGTGTTGCATCACTCGCACTCTGCATGCTACACTGGTCTGAGCAGCACGAGGTCGCAAGAGGTTACACTGTGGCATCACCCTTGCACTCTACTTCGTCAGTCACACGATCCGAAGCGCCAAGAGCCCGAAGGACCCGCAAGGTCCCGTGGGACGATAGAGCGGACGGAACGACAGGAGCGGCCCGGAACGGGCCATAAGAGTAGCCCAAGCCTAACGGAACAGGTGCGCGTCCTGCCTCTTCACCAGTGGCGGCGAACCCATCGACCAGCGGCGAAAGCGCCTCCACCCAGTGCAGCGCGAAGCGGTAGTCGGAACGCACGCCCCATCGGCACTCGCACTCGCCACACCTCGATGCAGCCCCGCAACGGGCCGCCCGGGTGGAAGCGACCGCGAAGGCCACGACGACATGGGAGAGCGAGAAGGCGCAGAGCCTCCACGAGAGGCGGCACACAAGCGGCAGGGCAAACGCACCTAGAGCGGAATGCGCGCGACCAACAGATCGGCCGAAGCTGGCCGGATGCGCGCACACTGCGATGATGCCGGGATACCGGCGAGCGGTGAAACGCGACGACCTTAGGAACGAGCCCGAGCCGAATGAGTCGTGAGATGGTGTAGGTCTCGGCGACGGCTGCATCAAGAACGAGGAGCACTGGGTTCGAAGCCCGTGCTCGGATGCTAGCCCGAGAGACCTCACCGCCTCTCACCTGACGAGCCCCAGAAGGGCGAAACTCAACCTAGGAGGCGTTGTGGCCCTCACCATCGATTGTCGCACCAGCCCGGACCAGTCCGAGGTCGCCATCTACACGCGGCAGCAGTGGCTTCAGATCGTCGCCTTCATGATGATGTTCGTGGGCATCTCGGACATCACCGAAGCGAACCTCGACGAGACTTACCGTCGCATGCACCTCTGGGAGAGCACTGGCGGCCCGCTCGCGGGCGACATCCACGGTCCGGTCACCGAGGCCACGCTCCGCTACTTCATCGGCGCCCACGCGAACGTCAGCACGATGACCAAGCGTCAGTTCACCGCCCGCTTCAAGTGCTACGCTGCGGACGTGGCGACGCGCAAAGCGAAGGCGGCCTGACATGCCCGACATCGACCTCATCATCCGCTACGAGCAGGGCGAACTGGACCACGACGAGACCGTCGCCCTCTTCCAATCGCTCGTGAGCAGCGGCCTCGCGTGGACGCTCCAAGGTCACTACGGCCGCATGGCCATGCACCTCATCGAGGAAGGACTGGTGACCCGGTGAGAACCTACTTCATCGCCGTCAAGCGTCTCGGCAGCCCCGCACTCCACTTCGAGGCGAAGGGCCGCCCCGGTGTCCTACTCTCCTCTCTCTGGGGTTTCTACCCGTGGGCAACCACCATCGAGATCGTCCGGGAGGTCAAGCGTGGATAGCCTCGCAGTCATCAACTCCATCGGTCGCACGCGTCGCACGCGTCGGCCTCGCACCCCGAAGCGCGCCCGGTACTACTGGCGCGTCGTCTTCGGCCCGAACTGGTGCCGCTACGGTCGCACCTTCGCGAAGTCTGACACGGTGCGAACCGTTCTCGACACCCTCGAATCCAAGTATCCTCACGCCCGGCGCGTGGAAGTCACCACGCACCCCTTCTAGGAGGCACCACCATGCATCCCGTTCGCGTGTGCGTCGAGACCACTGACGCGAGCATCGAGTACCTCGTCCACGTCCGCAACCACTCGCGCCACGCCCTGACCGGCGCGGTGCGCAGCGGCTGGAGACGGTACCCTGCGGCCCGCTCGGTCATCGCCGAGTTCACCGAGCACGACTGCGCGACCTGTGCGCGCACTCACACCGTCGCCCCGGTGCGTCGCGTCTTCAAGCGCACCAGCAAGCGGGTGGCCTGATGCAAGGCCGTCATCTCTCGCACCGAGTGCGGTGGATATGCGAGCCGGTCATCAACCGCATCGCTGGTCATCTCTACTACCGGGTGACCTCACGCAACGGCTCCATGCAGTACGCTGAGGTTCGCGCGACTCGGCGCATGGCTTCGTACTGGGCAACTCACATCGTCACGTTCACCAACGCGGTCTCGGCCGAACAGATGGCCGACGACTCGATGTGGTAGGAGGCATCATGAGACTGCTCGAACTGGCCACACTGCTCAACGTGTCGCAGGCTCAGATCGTTGAGGTCCTCAAAACTCCTGAGGGGTGCATGCCTCAATACCATGTCACCGTGACCCGGCACATGCTCGAAAGCTGGAAGCGTGAGATGCGCGAAGCCGAGATGTACCTCAGACAGCAGTTGCCTGTGGAAGTGGAACGCGACGAGAACAACCTTCCCCCCGCGAGGTGAACATGAAACGCACTCCGATGTTTCTGCACCTGTTCCACGGGCGCAACGCACCCGACGAGGACATGAGCGACTGGGGCTTCGAAGGCCCGGTGCTCAAGATCGAAGGCTTCCACGTCACCTACGAGAGCACCTACCGGATCGGCATTCCCGCTGAGATCGGCTCGGACCATGACTGGGAGGAGTTGCACTTCGATGGCGGTTGCCTGTACTATGCAGGCAAGTGGTACGGCGACTGGAGCATCTTCGCCGCTGGAACTGACCCCGACCTCGAAGCGCGTGTCGAGCGGGTCGTCGTGAAGTCTCTCGCTCCGGAGGTCAAGTGAACCCCAGAATGAAACGACTCGACGCGCTCGAAGGACCTGTCCTCGCCGCACGCCTGCGTGATGCGGTGAATGCAGACATCTACACCGAAGCGCCCGAGTGCATGTCCTACGTCGATGAGCACACCGACGTGATGCTCGCAGTGGTGAAGCGCCTCACCGAACTCGACAAGATGGTCCGCGACCTCGCGGACGTGATCGAAGCGCACCAAGTTCACGGCGACGTGGACTTCACCCAGTGGGTGATCGATGCTCGCATGCTCACGAAGGAACATCCGGGCTCGTGACCTCGCGCTGAGAGTCTTTGTCTTCCTCCTCATCCTCGCTCACTGGACCGTGGCCATCACGGCCGTGGTCTACGTCAAACACCACCCGGAGGTTCTGCATGCGCAACAACCAGCGCACCTCACGCGTCACCACGACGCTCCCTGAGCACGAGATCGTGTATCAGGGTTTCGACATCCTCGCGGCCCTCGACACTCAACTGCTCAACGGCCTGCGCCACTGCGACACGATCCTCACGAAGGAGCGCGTCACCGGCAGCACCCTCCGCGACCCGAATCCGTGGTTCTACGAGGTCGTCGCGTACCCCAACCAGTAGTTCACCCTCACTCAACCTCAACGAGAAGGAGTTCACGTCATGGCACACGAGATCATGGGCAACCGCTTCCTCGCGCGTAGCAAGTCGGCGTGGCACAACCTCGGCACCATCTTCAACGAAGACGAGAAGCTCACCGCCTCGCAGGCGATGGAGCAGGTGGCAGGTGGGCTCAGCTTCGACCGTGCGCCCGTGTCGTACACCCTCGATGGGGTGACGCACGAGATGCCCGACACGAAGGTCATCATCCGGCGCCCCACTGCCGACGACCCGAAGCCACTCGTGCTCGGCATGGCCTCGGATTCGTGGGCGGCCGACACATACCCGGACCTCGCGAAGACGCTGGACCCGCTGCATCCCTCCTACCCTGTCGAGACTGCTGGCATCCTCAAGGGTGGCGGCCTCGCGTTCCTCTGCTTCCGTGGTGAGGACTGGGCGGTCAAGGGCGACGAGATGCGCAGCTACTTCGCGGCCAACTTCAGCCTGACGCCGGGCGAAGGTCACCGTATCTTCCACTCGCCCGTCCGTGTTGTCTGCTGGAACACGAACACGATGGCGCAGGGGCAGGCGAGCATCAACCTGCGCATCTCGCACTCGGCCGACGCCAAGGCGCAGATGAATCTCGCGGCCAGGTTGGTGACCCAGTTCGCCGAGATGAAGGACAAGGCGGCTGGCATCTTCGCGGCCTTCGCGGATCAGCAGGTGACGCAGAAGGATGTGGACTCGATCATCTGGGCGGCGTTCCAGTTGCCGGCGCTGCCCTCGAAGCTGAAGCTCCTGAAGCAGAGTCTCAGCGAGACCGAGGCTGCCGTCTTCAAGCGTGCCCTCACGCCTGACCTTCTGCTCGACCTGAACCGTGAGCAGGAGCGGTACGACCGGCAGTGCGAGAACACCGTCAAGCTGCGCGAGGCTGCGCAGAAGTCGTTCGAGGAGTTCAGCCCGGCTAACCTGCGAGGGACGGCATGGGCGGCGTACAACGCGGTGACCGAGGTGTCCGACTGGCGTGAGGGCCGTGAGGCCGACATCAGCGCGCTCATCGGGAGCCGTGCACAGGAGAAGTCGCGGGCCTACGTGGCTGCGATGGAAGTGGTGGGCATCAAGTAAGGACAATCGGGCGCTGCCTCACTCGACGCGTACAGTGAGGAACAACAGGGCTGCCCGTGAAGCGGGGTGGGAGCGCAACGTCAGTATGACGCCCACCTCGTGAAGATCGTGGCGAGTGGGCATCACTGAGAGCGCGCCGCACGACGACGCTCAAGGTGCTCTGCCCGCTCCCCCACACTATGGGGCGGCGACGAGGATAGGACCCGTGCCGTGACAGACGGATGAGCCGGTGACGACCGTGTGCGTGACTAAGCCCGGCCACTTGTTGGTGAGAATCCAACCCGCCCCCTACTTCTACAAACAACGAGGCGCTAGTGCGCGCCTACAAGGCCCGCGAGGGCTGGAGGTAGAAGGTACATGAGTACCCTCGAAGTTCTCATCCGCGAGAAGCAGAAGCAAGAGGGTGACACCGCAGTCAAGCAGGCCGTCGCTGAACTCAGACGCGCTGCTGGCAACTACGCCAACGCCAACCGTATCTCCCACTCTCTCGCTGTCCGGGCGTGGGCCAACATGCTCTGCGACTTCCTCATCAGGGGGCTTTAGTCATGGCACGCAAGCACAATCTCAAGCGCACCCGCATCAAGGCTGCTGTCCAGCAGATTCTCGTCACGCCCGCAACCGATGAGCGCAAGGTCGTGACCGGTGCTGATGGCGCGTACACCGTCATCAAGGGTGCGCCCGCTGTCTACAAGCAGGGCAAGGCGCTCGACACGACCAAGACGAAGGAGTTCGGCAACGGCAGCAACGACCCCAAGAACATGGCACCGCGTGGCAAGGCCGGACAGAAGTCGTAGCCTCGCGCGTCCACCCAGGAACTTCCTCGACGTGCTCGTCGAGATGCATGACCTCAACCCGATCAACAGGAGCGCACGCATGAAGCGCAAGATGAAGAAGCTCGAAGCGGACCTTGCCAAGGTGAAGAAGCCCGAGAAGGTGAAGATGACCAAGGCCCGCCTCGTGGGTGGTCCTCTCGACGGTGCCCTACTGGAGGTGCCCAAGAGTATCGAGACTATCGCCTTCGGTCCGAAGGGCTGTGCTTTCTGGCACTACGACTTTGCGGGCTACGATGGCACCGTGTCGATGTTCGCCAAGCGTCGCACCGAGCGCATCGCTCGCCGTTTCATCATGTGGTACATCGGTGAGCACAAGCGTCACCCGGACGTGATGCGCGAGGGTGGCAAGGAGAAGCCGATGCGCAACCCGGATCGACAGGCTCATGGTCGGGGTGCAGCGAAGCGTCGTGCTGCATGACCACCATCATCCTCACTGGAATCCAGAAGCCCGCAGGCAGGAAGACCGAGTACCTCCGTGTCTTCGGCCACGACGTGAACGACACGGCTGCGCGGGTTGTTGAGGTTGCACTCCCTGTCAAGGAGGTGGAGGACATCCTCCAAGAGATGAAGAGAACGCGCGCTTTCCCCGAGATCACCATCCCTGACTGGGGCTGGTGTCGCGTTCTCAACACGGGCGTGATCGACATCCTCAAGATCGACCCGATGGGCGGCCTAGCATGACGCGCGACTTCCTTCCCTCACCGGGTGGACATGCAGTGCATGCGCCCATCGAGAAGAGTGCTCAGGGTCACCCTGTCGTGGACAACAAGGTCCTGCCGCTCGACACCGGGCAGCAGGACAATCGTCTTGGCAGGATGGACAAGGAGTTCGCGACGATGGAGGAGTGGTATCATCCCTTCCTCGAAACGACTCTCCACGAGATCGGACAGGAGATTCAGGAGATGAAGTTCAACGGCAAGCTCAGACCCTTCACCGAGGGTGAGCCCATCGGGGGCCTCCCTCGTCGAGTTCGACAGAAGCCGATGTCGAAGGCCATGATTCATATCTACCACACCGAGAGGATGGAGCGTCATCGTGCCGACATGCTTGCGGCGCGGAAGAAGAACGATCTATCTATGCTGGAGGTGTTGAATGGATGAGGACCTGCGTGCGTTTCGGAACAAGCTGCTCGAAGCGCGCACCGAACTGATCGCCGAGTTGCGCAAGATCACTGGCCCGGTGTACAAGCTCATCAACGCCATCGATTCCGAGACCGGCGTGATGCTCAAGGAACTGAGTGACAGTGAGAGTGCACCAGTCACTCGCAAGATCACTGTACGTCCGGGTGAACCGTTGGAGCAGGTGCCGATGCCATTGCCGGCGCCCAAGCTGGAGCCAGGAAAGCGCGCATGCAGTCTATGCCATCATCCCGGACATCGAGCGACCAACTGTCCCAACGCACACATCGTCCGTGAGCAGGAGGTGGCGAAGAAGATTGAGTCGCCCGCCAAGAAGGCTCGCGCACCGATGTCACCCGAGCGCAAGGCTCAACTCGTCGCTGCCTTGAAGAAGGCTCGTGCAGCCCGGGGCAAGAAGGGAAGAAAGTGATCCCGGCCCTCGTGGTAGTTGGCTTCATCTGGCTCGCAATCCACAATCACCGCAACCCTGAACCTCGTCACCCTTGGTGGGAGACGTGGGAACGCATGAAGGAGAAGTCATGACGAGCTACGATGCAAAGGCGCAGATCAAGGCTGGCATCACGCAGCACCTCGCGGGCGCTATCACTCGACTCGCTCTCGACGAGATCGTGAATGGGACGGTGGACGACCTCGTGAATGAACACACTGACTTCCTCGATGATGATGATGACTGGGACGTTGAGGACTACCTCAATGACATCGTCGATGAGGACGACGAGCGAGGAGACTTCATCAATCCCCTGAGAGAGCGTCTCGATGACGACAATCGCTAGCCTCATTCCTCTCATCCACGCGGTTCCTCATGGGTGTGTTGTCACCCTCACCTCGATCAACCTCCCCGATAACCAACGAGGGAGCATCTACGGCAGCGTCATCTACGGCAGGGGTCCTACCTCGCGTGTGTTCCACAGCGAAGAGGAACTCCTGACGATCTTGAAGGGAGCGGCAAAATGAGTAACGACGGAGAACTCAGTGTCGGTGGAGTGGTGGCAATCGTGTTGGTCTCGATCATCCTCCTCATCGGCGCGGTCTGCGGCTGTCTGATCGGTGGTCCGCAGTATCGCGTGTGGCAGCAGCGTCTCGAAGGTGAGGCCGAGTTGGCGCGCGCATCGTACAACCGGCAGGTGAGCGTGCAAGAGGCGAACGCCAAGATGGAAGCGGCGAAGTCTCTCGCTCAGGCTGACATCATCCGGGCCGAGGGCGCTGCAAAGGCGAACGTGATCCTCGGGAACAGCCTCAAGGGCAACGAGGACTACCTGCGCTACCTCTGGATTCAGGGTCTCGACTCGGGGAAGAATGCGCCGAGCGTGATCTACGTGCCGACCGAAGCTGGTCTACCGATCCTCGAAGCGGGCAAGCGCGCGGAGGTCAAGTGAGCGAGGAACCGATCATCGACCCGAAGGAAGCGAATGGCTGGATCGGGGTGGACTTCGATGCCACCCTCGCCGAGTATCACGGGTGGGACATCTCGAAGGGCGCCCTCGGACCGGCGATTCCCAGGATGATGGCCCGTGTGCGTGCGTGGCTCAAGGCTGGTCGCGAGGTGCGCATCATGACGGCCCGCACTGGCGAGGAGCAGGAGCTTCTCATCCAGACGTGGCTCCATGACAACGGGCTGCCCAAGCTCCCGATCACGAATCAGAAGGATCGGATGATGTACCAGCTTTGGGATGACCGCGCGATTCAGGTCCGCTCGAACACGGGCGAGACTGTGGACGAGGAAGTCATCCGACTGAAGCGGGAACTCAAGCGGGTCTACGACTCGCTGCGTGCGTTCAAGCAGACGCTGGAGGAGATCGAATGAAACTCTACCTCGTAGGCGGGGCGGTTCGTGACTACGCCCTCGGTGTGAAGGGGACGAAGGACTACGACTTCGCTGTCGAGGCGGATTCGTACAAAGACATGGTTGTTGGCTTGCGCGCTGCTGGTGCAACCATCTGGCAGGAGCGACTTGAGTTCGTGACGGTCCGGGCTCAGTTCCCTGTGGTGCTCGGCTCTTTCGGCGGGCTGCTCCCGACGGGCAGTCGTGTCGTTGATGCTGACTTCACGCTCTGCCGGGCTGAGACTCAGTATTCGGACCTACGTCATCCTGACACGGTGACGCCTGCCACTCTCGATGTCGATCTCAGCCGGCGTGACTTCACGATGAATGCGATGGCTGTGGGTGAGAATGGTCAGTGGCACGATCCGTACAACGGATGGGATGACGCTGAGGATCATGTCCTCAAGACGGTCGGACATCCTCAAGACCGGTTCACCGAGGACCCACTTCGGATGCTGCGGGCTCTCCGCTTCGCCATCAAGTACAACCTGCGCTTCAACGCTACTCTCGCGGCTGTGCTGGACGACAGGAGGCTTCTACGCGGGATCGAGACTCTTCCGGCCGAGCGGGTGCGCGAGGAGTTGAACAAGGCTTTCAGTGCGGACAGCTACCGCACGATGTATTACCTGATGACCCGCTTCCCGGAACTTGGTGCAGCCGTCGCCACCTATCACCCGAACCTCAAGCTCAAGGTGGTTCAGGAGGGAATGTGAGCAGATACACGAAACGAGAGTGGGTCGGCTTCACTCTCAACATCGCCGCGTGGTTGTTCTTCATCTGGCTGGCCTCGACCGAACATCGAACCTGGCCGACGACCAAGCCGGTGCTGGTGCAGCGAAGCGTGCAGGAGTTCTCGACGCGCCTCGATGCGGATGAGCGGCTCTGGTACCTGATTCCGGCCGACAGCATCGAGGTTCTCCCCGATCCGCGCTCCCTCGCTTGGCGCGGCTTCTAACTTGTAATGTAAGGGAGACGAGAACAAGAAGATAGGGCGGTCTTCACCGCCGCCCCTCTTCTCCCTGTTCTCCCGCGCCTAACAACTTCTTGTCTTGCCCTCCGGGGCTGGACGTGAGACTATGGTCTGGGGAGGTATCCATGCCATCACAACATCCGGGCGATGACGGGCGGAGCGCGTGGAACCGTGGCCCCGAGATCATCGCTGCTGAGCAACGCATCCTGACGTACGCCGACGCACTCCTCTCGTGGTGTCGGGCTTCTACGTTCGATACGCAGTACATGGTCAAGCTCGCAGACTTCTTCACGCACACCCGCAAGTACAATCCTGGGGGTGAGCCTGTGCCGATGGGTGAGACCACGGCATGGATGCTTGAACGGCTTGATCCCGACGCGAACCGTTTTCTTGTTGAACTCATGAGGGCTGCATGGGAACTGAGATGCTGGAAGGAACGCTACGGAGAGATCACGAAGGAGGAGAAGGATCGGCTATGAAGCGGACCTTCGTTGTCGGTGACGTGCATGGCAGCATCGAGCGTCTCATCGAACTGCTCCTCAAAGCTGGATGCATGCGAGAGACCTACCCGAACTCTGACATGCAGATTGACTGGGATGGCTACAAGATGAATCCCGGGATCGAGGTCGTGCAGGTGGGCGACCTTGGTGACTTCGGACAGCAGGACCCGACGCGTGACTGGATGTGCTACACGTTCGCGAGAGCACTCGGCATCACCGTCCTCATGGGCAATCACGACGCCGCGTGCTTCGACACCTTCTCTCATTCGTTCCGAGGTTATCGTACACCTTCATTCCAAACGCTCATGGTGATGCGAGAGGTCAGTCCCAAGCTGGCAGTAGCGCGCAGTGGGTACCTGATCACTCACGCCGGTCTCCATCCGTCCTACATGCCGGTGAAAGCTACGCCGGAAGAACTGGCTCTGGCCTTGAGTTCAGCGGGTCAGCTTCCTGTCGTCACGGACATCGGCCCTCCTCGGGGTGGGTTCGCGAAGCAGGGTGGAATCCTCTGGCGTGATGATCGCGAGGACCTCTACGACGTACCGCAGATTTACGGACACACCTCGGGCATGATGCGCAAGCACGGACGATCCTACTGTATCGACGTGGGCAACAAGACCAACGGGTCTCTCGCCGGCATCTGGCTCGACACGCAGCAGATCGTCGCCATTGGTCCCGATGCGAAGATGCACGAGACCCCTTTCCCGGAGGATGCGTGAAGAAGTCTCATCCACTCCTCGTCGGAATCGAGAACGTCAAACCCTACAAGCTGACCGAGGGCCACGAGATGTACAGCGTGCGCCCTCCTGCCATGCAGATCGAGGACTTCCTCCCTGTTGGCGGCGTGATGGGCATGACCTCGTATCCCGGCGTAGGCAAGACCTGGCTCGCTCTGGAGATCGCCCGGTCCGTAGCATCAGGCACACCGTTCCTCGGCCGATACAAGGCGATGAGGGGCGGTGTTCTTTTCGTTGGTTCCGACTCCTCTCTCTACGACTACGCTCGACAGTGGACGCGCCTCACGCGCAACACCGAGGACGCAGTCAACGTGTTCGAGCCGGTTCGCTTCCTCGTGCAGTCCACCTTCATGTTCGAGGACCGCGACGAGATCAGGAAGCTCATCCGCACGCACCAGAAGTTCGAGTGGGGCGAGACTACCATCGGTCCGAAGGGACCTGAACGCGAGCATGGCTTCCACACGCTCGTCTTCGACACGGTCTCTCGCCTCACTCGCGCGAATCAGAACGACAACACCGAGATGGAAGAGGTCTTCCGGAACATCCGCATGCTGGCCGAGGCGACCGACTGTGCCATCGTCCTGCTGCACCACAACTCGAAGAAGAGCGAGTACAACGACGGCTCCGATTGGCGT